CTCTGGCAATAATACGTTCCTTACCGTGCTGAATGATGTATTCTGTCAACTCATTCCACTGTGGTCCATGTGCGTTGATCCCAACCGCACACTCAAATTCCTTCCAATTGTTCTGAATCAATCTAACAATTGGTAAATAGTATTTGCGCGTGATATAGGTGAAAGCAAACTCACAACCAGCGAAGACTCGAATCTTATTCTTTGTCCACTTTGTTGGTTCATCCTTCAAGTTTCCTCTAAAGATGGTGTGAATGCGTTCACCACGCAATAGTGTGGTCTCCATCCGTTGAATTTCTTCCAAAAACATTGGATCTTCAAAATCGATTACCTCCGTGATACCCGGGGTCTCTCGATCAACGGTCTTGATATATAGCTTCTTTGCCTTATTTAAAGGAAATCCCATACTCGTATTGAGTGGAATTCTACTAAAAGCTGCAATACCGTCGGCACCTGACATAACATAATCATGTGCTAATGGATAGGTCACTGCCAAAATTTCCGGATTTCTATCACAGAACCTTTCTACTTTATTTAAATAGTCAGAACGAGCTCTCATCCACGTTTGGGGCTTAAAATCACCCTTAGGATGTGCCATAAGGTTCAAATCTCTTTCCCAATGCTGGCCGATGTTCTCACGGTTTGGCGGTCCGTGAGACCGAGGAATATTCATAATGCGTGTAACGGAATCAGAAATAGGTGACTTGCGTACCTGAGTACGGAAAAAGGAGCGACCTAAACCATGTGCCCCGTAAATCTCTGCACTGGGCGCTTGTCCTGATTCATCCTCGCCTAAACGATAAATTGCATGATCCATAGGGACATCAGGCTTTGGCATAAAATCTCTGCCATACTTATTTGTGACAAAGTCGCCTGTAGAATGACAGAATAATGTATTCTTACCATCCAATCTAGCAATTGATGCACGTATTTCCGTTGCATTAATATGTCCAGCAACTCCGAACGCAGTATGTGTTCTTCCAGCTAAATGAAAACCAATAATAGCATGTGGTTTTCGGTACGTGTAAATTGGGGCTATACACATACCATCTTCAGTTGGAAATGGAAGATTATATGAAAATCCACGGATATTACACGCATGTGTGGGAAATACTCTCGACTCAATAGTTCTAGCAATACCACGGCGTATAGCTCCGCTCTCTCCCTTCACCATAATCTTAACTGGTTCTGGGATAAACTTATAATCTTCCTGGA